ATGACCGCTGACGAAGTTGCCATCACAGTTCCATTAAAGCAGCATGATCTCCAACGGCAGCGCCGTTACCGGGAACTGCTGGATTTCTATCACGGTATCCACTGGCCGGGGCCGGCAAGGTACCGGGAAAAACAGCTCACCTTTAATTATGCCAAGGTATTCATTGACAAGGTAACATCGTATCTAATGTCCGGGATTAGCCTAGTGGTTGACGCCGTAGGTGATTCTGATGAAGACCAGGCACGAGGCCACCGGGCGGAACAAGCCCTGCGCCAGGTATACCAGGACAATAGCCTGGAGCAACTTGATCTCGAGACCGAGATTGACTGTGCCATCATGGGCGATGCCTGCTATAAAGTTATCTGGGATGATATGGCGGAACAGGTCAAGGTTACCGCCCCCGATATCCAGGGTCTGTATGCCTGGTGGTGGGGTGATGACATGTCGCGGGTGTGGCGAGTTGCCTCCAGATATAGCCTGTCCGACGAAGCCGCCGAGCTACTTTACCAGGTGACACCTAAGGGCAAGACGGCGACGGTGATTGAGCTGTGGACCGACCAGGAATTCGAACTCTACCTCGATGACACCCAGCTGGAGAAAAAGCCCAATCCCTATGGATTTATCCCTTTCGTGATCTACCCCAACCTGAGAGAACCCAAGGAGTTCTGGGGGGTATCTGACCTGGCCCAGATTATGGAGCCGCAGCGAGAGCTGAACCGGGCGATGAGCCAGCTCTCCCGCATTCTGGAGTTGTCCGGGAATCCCATTGCCGTACTGGAGAATGTAGAGGAATCGGAAGACATCGCGGTCAGTCCGGGGTCGGTATGGAATATACCCGAGGATGCCAAAGCCTACCTTCTGGACCTGCTGCAGGGGGGTGGGGTGCAGCTGCATATCGACTATATCAACCTGCTCTACCGTACCCTGCACGATATATCAGAGTCCCCCCGAGCTGCCTTCGGCGGGACGGAGCGGGACCTATCCGGGGTCGCCCTGGAGATTGAGCTCAGCCCGCTATTACAGAAGGTCAGGCGGAAGCGGTTGATTCGCTCCGCGGCCTACAACCGTCGTCATCGGATGATTCTCCGGCTGCTGGAGAAATACCGGGGTGAGGACTATGGAGCCACCCGGTTGCGTTTGGTCTGGGGATCGCTACTGCCGCGGGACCGGGGGCGCCAGGTATCTAACGAGCAGGTGCTGGTACAGAGCGGTATTCACTCACGGAGGCAGGCTATGGATGAATTAGGGATAGAGGATCCCGAGACCGAATTTGCCCGCTGGCTGGAAGAAAGGGAGACTATCCTTAGGATGAATCACGAGCTAAATGTTAAATCCCCGGGAGCACAGCGGGAGAGAGTAATATAGCGACTCCCCGGGGAGGCAGCCAGTAATATCATAAGCAAGGAGGAAGCCAAGTGGGTGCTGATGAACTCAAGGCATTAAATGCAGAGCTCGAGCTGGTAAGCCAGGAACGAGAACGCCTGCAACAAGAGTTGGAAGCGACCAAGACTGAACTTGCCGGTAAAGACGCCCAGATCAGCCAGCTGCAACAGCAGGTTACGGATCAGGATGATGAGGTAGCTAGCCGGCAGCAGCAGGTAACCGAGCTCGAGGCGGCCCTGGCCGCAGTCAGGGAAGACCTTGGTCAGGCGGTTATCAGCTATCGGGAACTGATAATCGAAACCAGTACCGGGGCCGTTGCCGCGCTGATAAACGGCGACACTATACCCGAGATTCGGGAGTCCTGGGACCGGGCGGTTAACCTTATCAGTCAGGTACGGACTGAACTGGAAGAGGAGGTGGCCAAGACCAGAGTGCCCGCCGGCGCCCCCCAGAGGACGCCCCCGGACCTATCGACCCTGTCCTCCCGGGAAAAAATAAGTTATGCAATAGGAGGTAGACGATAATGGCATTATCACTAGCGGAAGCATCTAAGTTGTCTAATGACATGCTCCTTCAGGGGGTAGTGGAGACCATCGTCAGGGAATCATCGATATTGCAGCAGATCCCCTTCATCGAGATTGTGGGCAATGGGTTGACCTATAATCAGGAGAAGACACTGCCCAGCATCGATTTCTATGACGTTGGTGATACCTGGAGCGAATCGACACCGACCTTCGAGCAGCGGACGGCCAATCTGAAGATAGTGGGCGGTGACGCCGATGTCGATAACTTCATCAAGGCTACCCGCAGCAACGTTCAGGACCTGGAGGCAGCGGTGGTTGAGCTGAAGGCTAAGGCACTGCGCGATAAATTCGAAGAAATCTTTATCTACGGTAACTCGGTTACTGAGAGCAAGCAGTTTGACGGCCTGCGGATGCTGATTGATACCACCACCTCCGGTGACCAGGTAATCGCTGCCGGGGATAGCGGGGCTACCCTCAATCTTTCCCTGCTGGATAAGGTAATCGATGCCGTCAAGGGGGGTAAACCGGACATGCTGCTGATGAGCCGCCGATCGCGGCGTAAGATCAATGCCCTGGTGCGGGCGGCCGGGGGCATGATGGATACCGACCGGGATAGCTGGGGCAACTTTATCCAGTTGTGGGATGGGGTACCGGTTGGCATCTCCGACTGGATACTGGATACCCATGTGGTAGCCGGCGGTGTGGAGACTGATACTACTGGTGGCGACTGTTCCACCATCTATGCCCTGCAGTTCGGTGAGGGGGCATTGTGTGGTCTGACCGCTCCTGGTTATCTCACCGTAGAGCACATCGGCTCGCTGGAGAACAAGGACGCCTCTCGAACCAGGGTGAAATGGTACGTCTCGGTGGCACTGTTTAGTTCGGTTAAGGCGGCGGCCTTGATCGGGGTCCAGGATTAAATCGGGGGAGGGGCAGCAGCCCCTCCCACCACAGGAGGTGTGTCATGGCTCTTGCCGTAGTCGAACATATTGAGCATCCCTTTGCCCGGGGTGATTTGACTTCCGACGGGGTTCAGTGGAGCCCGGAGAAGATCACTACGACCGATGACTATGAGGCGGTGGAGGAAGTCACCATTAATCCGCCTTCGCTGGGGGCGGTGGTTGAGTTTGAGTTTGGGCTTACCTGTGCCCTGAGGTCCAGCGGAACTACTGAGTCGGTGCTTTTCATCTGGCAAGCTCGGAATAAGGGGGGGACCTGGGTGGACCTGCACGCTGCGGTAACCTGCCCCGCCGATGCCTCGGCCGACCGGCAGTATACCTATAGTGGTCGTTTCCCGGCGGTGACCAATTTCAATACGGTGCCCTTTGACCTGAGATTGGTCATCAAGTCGGGTGGGAGTGGTGGCGAGAATGCCGTGGGCAAGACCAAGAACTCCAGTTATGTCCGGGTAGTCTATGCCACAGCGTGAGGTGCGAGATGGAAGTTTGCTGTGAACCCGGTATGGTGCTCTATCTGCCCCTGTATCAGCAGGACGGGGCGATGGTTATGTCCCGGGATGCCTATGGCAATGCCGGCACTGCTTTCGGTACTACCCGGCGCCCTGATGGCCACTATTTCGATGGTATTGATGATTATCTGATAGTGCCTGATGCCGCTGTCCTGAAACCGACTCAATTCACCGTGATGCTGTGGCTATATCCCACCAAATCCGATGACTACACCGACGTGGTTCGTAAATATGACTTCTCACCGGATAATTCCGGGTGGCGATTTTGCTGGGATGGTAGCAACCCTCACCAAATGTACTTCTCTGTTTATGACACCGCACATAATTCCGCCTGGACCAATCCCCTTGATTGCTCCTTGAAGCAATGGCATTTCCTGGCCGGCACCTGTTCAACGGCCATCAGATTCTGGGTGGACATGGTGGAGGCATCAATTATCACCCCATTGACCGGGGAGTTTGGCCCAGCGGTAGATTACGTCCACCTCATGAATAACTGGGGTAGATATGAAGGTGGCGTAGTCAGTGAATTCATGTTCTATAATCGGCCGCTTTCCCCGGTTGAGAATGAGCGGGTCTATTGCGCTACCAGATGGAGGTACCAATGAGATATCGAGTTAGAGTGGATTTGTCCTTCGATAACCTGAATGACGCCCGGTTGCTGATGGACCAGGCCAGGGATATAGCCGCCGGAGCCGTTAGTATTAATGAGGGCCAAGTCACTGAGGAAGTCGCCTTCTGTGAGCTGGAGATCTGTCGGCACGAGGAGGGCCTGCCCTGCACCAGAATGGAAAGACTGGAAGTGAGGAGACGAAAGGAGCCCCGGTTATGAATTTGACCGAGATGAGGGCCATAATCCGCCGCGACCTCCGGGATGAGGATGCCGGCAACTACCGGTGGTCCGATGATGAGCTGGACTGGCATATCATGAGAGCGGTGACCGAGTTTTCCGAGGCTATCCCGTGGCAGCAGAGGGCGACTGAGGCCACCACTGCCAGTTCCCGTGAGATCGATATCTCCAGCCTATCGGATCGGATTAGCATTGAGGCCGTGGAGTATCCGGTGGATAAGTTCCCCCCGAGGTACCAGCCATTTTCTCTATGGGGTGATACCCTGACCCTGCTCGGTGATGAGGTGCCCGATGGTAGCAACTGCAATATCTATTGCGGGAGGCTGCACATACTGGATGCGGCCCAATCCACCATTCCCGTCCGCTACGAGGACCTGGTAGCCACCGGGGCTGCGGGCTATGCTGCCGTAGAGTGGGCGGTCTATGCCGTCAACCGGGTGAATGTCGGCGGCACCATGACACCCCGGGAGTTCCTGGCCTGGGGTAATCAGCGACTACAGATATTCCGCAAGGAGCTGAGGCGGCTGGGGAGGAGGAACCGGGTGCGGCGGCGATCTCTATATCGGCCCTATTTCCCGGTGGTATCACGATCTACTGATTACGGGCCGTAACTAGCGATTACCGGGGAAGCTACAGCTCCCCAGTGTAGACCGCGGCGGAGAGGTTATTACCATGAGAAGCCTGTCATCGACATTACTGGCGGCCCAGAAGGAAGCAGCCGCCGTCCCTTATGTGAAGCTGGAGGCATCAAATCGGATAATGGGGGTGGTGCGCTACGCCTGGCAGCGGCTGTATACCGGCGGCGAGGAAGACTACTACCATGCCCTGACCATGCCCGGTGACGGCTCCATGGTTCGGGTAAGGATAACGCCACCGTCCGATTCACGAAAGCTCTAGCGGCAGCGGGTGGTCAGCCCCGGCCCGGAGTCCGACTTCAGCCAGTGGGTCTACGCTAATCAGTACAACGTGGTGGTGGTGGCTGCGGCGGTGCTGGGGGCAGAGGTTTCCCTGTTCTGGATAAATTCCAGCCGCCAGGTGCGCCGGATGAAGAGCACTGATTATGGGGCCAGCTGGGGTAGCCCGGAGCTGATTGATTATTCCCCCTCCACCGCCATTAATGGTATCGCCGCCGCCTACAAGGACAACGGCGATATTGCCCTATTCTTTGCCGACCAGTCAGTTCTGTATGTTAAAACAAATGTCGCCGGTAGCTGGCAGGGTAAGCTGGCCTGGGACAAGTCCACCGGTAACCTGTCCGGGGTGGCCACCGTGTACAGCGGGGACTGGAATCTGATGATTACCGGCAAGGATGCTGTGGGTAACGACAAGCTATGGAGTCTGGTCTATGGTGATGGCGGCAAGGTTGCTGCCGGCAGCTGGTCGCCGTTGCAGGAATTGGCCACGGCACCTGATGACGGCGACTTCGAATACCGGACCTGCTTCGTGGACAAACCGGATGCCTACCGCTGCTGCTATATCGAGAAGTTCGGCGGTACCGTGGCCTATAGTCGTCCCTTCTGGTCGCACTCGGTGGGTCCCAGCTTCCTGGCTAACCGCTGGCGGGAGCCGGTGCCGTTTGACCTGTCCGCTGCCTACGGCCTGGCGATAGCCCATCACGGTGATTCCTGCTGGTTGTCCAGCCCCGGTGGGGTATGGCGGGCGGCGATGGCGACCCAGACTCTGGACCTGACCGGCGATGTCCTCATAGTGAAAAAGGAAATATCGGCAGATCGGGGGCGGCTGGTGGTCGAATTGAGGAATGACCAGGGTCAATATGCCACACCCGGTGCGGGAGACCTAGTGGTACTGGATATCGGCTGTCAGCTGGATATTAGCCCCGGCTACATCACTGCAAGCGGTGGCGAAACCGGCTCCGGGCAAGGCTACATCCTGGACGCTTATGAGCATACCAGTGCTGGGGGCAAGGCCAGCCTCATCCTCTACGCTGATGATGGCTGGGCTGCCTTGGGCCGGTGGCGGGCGCGGCACCAGTTCCGCTGGAACCGGCAGACCGACCAGATGAGTATCGGAGACCTGCTGGCCAGGGTGGGTCTGCAGCTGGAGGTGAGGTCCCAGTCGGCAACGGTTACCGGATCCTTCCCTGATTTCACCGTCAATCCCGGCAACCACGGGGAAACGGTTATCGGCCGGTTACTGTCATTGGTTCCCGATCTCATATTTATCGAAGGTAACACTGCCTATCTGGTCAATCCGCTAGCTACGGATGAATCCGTCTACAGTTACGGCATGGACCATGTGATATTGACCGGGAACTATAGAACCGGCGGATGGCCGCTAAATTGGGTACAGGTGGAGGGTGTTGACACCGGCAGCGGCGATACTATTATCCATGATAGCTTTCAGTGGCAGCAGATAGATCGGTTTTACGACCGGCTGGGTAGTATTGAGGACAGCAATCTGGGCTCGGTGGCCGCGGCCCAGGCCCGGGGGCAGGCCGTCCTGAGGCAGTCGGAGCTAGAGTCGGCCAGTGGCAGCATCCGGGTTCCGGTTAATTGCGGCCAGCAATTGTATGACGTGGTTGATATTACCGATAGCCGGGCCGGTTTCAGTGCCGTGACCAGGCGGGTGCGGGGGATATTACTGGTGTACAATCCGCAACGAGGGCAGTATCAGCAGCAGCTGTTCATGGGAGCAGTATAAACTATTCAGGGAGGTGCCGGCGATGAGTCTACGCAAGGCGGTACTGAAGAGCTTCAATCCGGGAGATTACACGGCGGCTGTCCAGATGGCCGGCAGCTATAAGACCTATCTGGAAGGGCTGGCGGTGGCCCGCAACCTGCCGGCGGCGGAGATGGCCCTGGGCCGGAAGGTAGCGGTGGTCTTTTTTGATGACCATAATCCCAAGGAGGCGGTGGTGGTGGCGGTCTATACCTAGCGGAGGTTAATTGAGGACCCGTGACGGCGGCGTATCTATTTGCCATTGCTGATGCGGTCAATTCTCCGCAGTGATCCGGCGACAATCAGCATCGCCGCCGAATAGCCAATCCAGATGAAGGATATCTCAAATAGGTGTTCCACCGACCACCAGCGGTAATACGGGCTGATTACCATCAGCCGGGTTAGCTCCAGCGGTGCGTACAGTGTGAGTAGAAGTACCAGCACTTGTAATGCCGCTAGCTGCCAGTTGAACCTGTCTTTGATGCTGATGCCATATCTGCCGGTTATTCCCATTTCGCTATTCTCGATATCCAGTTATCTGCTATTGGCTTTGCTCAGCTGGTGAACACCCCAGTCCGTTAGCTACATTACTAAAGTAACATAGGGTCTTTAAATGGTTGTGAAAAATAGGCAAAAATTTCATAAAGATTTCGGCCGCCGATTCTGTCAGTCGGTAGTGGCCCGTTGTTATTCCGCGGTGATTTTCTTATAATGGGGTTCATAGTGAAGGTAATTGCCATTGTGGGTATGACCGGCTCGGGTAAATCTGAAGTGTCCCGGGTATTCGAGGAAAGCGGTTTTATTCGGGTCAGGTTCGGTGATGTAACCGATGACGAGATAAAGCGGCGCGGCCTCACCCTGAACGAGTCCCATGAGCGGCAGGTCAGGGAGGAGCTGCGGCAGCAACACGGTATGGACGCCTATGCCCGGCTTAATCTGCCCCGGATTGACCAGGCGCGGCAGCAAGCAAATGTGGTAATCGACGGGCTATATTCCTGGGAGGAGTATATCCTGTTGCGGGATTATTACCGGGAGGACTTTCGGGTGGTGGCGGTCTGGGCCTCACCCCGGACCCGATATCGC